GTGTAGGCCGTTCCGTCAGCGCGTTTGACCTCTATTCCCGCGCTGATGACGACTCCGGCTGTGCCAGTGAACTGAGCCGTTACCAAGGCCGCTATAGCGTCCTTCCGGAACACATTCTTCATGGCCCCCCAGCCAGCGAGGTACTCGTCCGTCGCGGTCCACGGCACAGCCTGCTTTGAGATCCAGTCGATGTAGCCGAAGTGCAGGTGCGCAAGCCCCGCTTGGGCAACGCCGAGCACGCGCAAGACCGCCTTGCGCAGCAGGGCATTCGCGCCATCCAGGGTCGCATTGATATCTGCCAGAACCTGATTCCTCAGTTCAGACAGCGTGGGACGAGAAAATGGCATATCAGTTGATTCCGTTCCAGGCCCAGAGGTACTTCCCTGTGTGCAGGGAATCACCGCCAGGCGAATAAGCAATGATCTGGGCGCCGAGGAAGGACTCGCGTACCCACTCCACGCTGATGTCGAAGCGAGCCACAACCCCATCATCGATAAGCCACTTCAACGCTTCGGCCAGATAGTCATAGGCGCGATTGAGCGCCGTCTGGGTCTGCTTCTCGCGCTGCAGGAGCCAGAGCTTGCTGCCCAACGGCGCGTCGGGGTCGAACTGGTCGCCCCACCACCCCCGAGGATCTCCAGTTCCGTCCGGGATGACGTCGTCTGGTGCCGCCATCGCGTCCGTAAAGACGCTGACCAGCATGGCCGTAGCAAGATCGCCCCCGGTCAGTAGCGCGCCCTCGGAAAGGACCCAATCGCCGTGCGCAACGGCAGCATCCCAAACTGTGCGGATATCGCTCATTGAGGCACCTCGGGCTTGTCGGATGTCACGGTCGCGCCACCAGGCTGGACATTTTTCACCGGGTGATGGTGTTCGTTGAACACGTCCCGCATGCCCTTCATGGTGCGATTGTTGGTTTCGTAGTTGTCTTGCATGTCACCCGTGGACCTCACTTGGGGCGTCTGCATGTCGATCCCACCAGGCGCGACGATGGTCAGCTTGCCGCTCAGATTCCAGGTCACATTCCTTGCGTTGTTTACGACGACGTCCTGGCCTTCAGCCTCCACGACAATTCCACCACCCGCGGTCAGGTAGACGTACTTGCCATCTTCGCTGTACAGCTTGGTTTCCCCTGGCTTCAGCCCCCGAGGTCGGCTCACTTGGTGGTTGACCCCCACCACCATCGTGGAGGACCGGTCGCCCGACACTGACACCAGTGCCGCATCGGATCCCGGTGGAGGGTTGGACGTAAGGCCGAACTCTTGAGGCCGCACGCGCTTGTCCGCGACTTCCAGCCCGCTGGCGCGCACCTGCATCACCTGCACCGCCCCTTCATCATCCACGGACGTCACGACGCCACGGCCGATCATCATCTGCACTCGGCGCCATAGCCTTTCAATTGCCTGTTCCATATCACCCCACCACTTGGTCCGGGGCGAACTGCGCCCAGATGAACGGCTGCTGGTAGAACGCTTGCGGCGGCATCAGCACAACGTCGCAGGTCGTACCGGCGCGGCCGCGGTTGTATGTCGTCTCGGCGATCAACCAGGACGCCGGCGCGGCCGCCGACCCTAGCTTTAGCGAGGGCAGGACCAGCGGGGCCATCGTGTTGGGGGTATAGAGCGCCCCCGCGGAGTCCCGCCAAGAATCGGTATTCAATCGGACATAGAATGACCGCCCCTGCCTTCTGGACATTTCCCACTTCGCACGGTCCTCCGCCACCATGCTTCCGCCCAGCAGGTTCTCCGATAGAACAACCCTGGGCCGATACCGAGGCACACTCGCATCTACCAGATGAGCAATCTGGTTGGGAGCGCCACCGACATCGCTGAATTGGTCGAGACCTTGATAGATCGCGTAGTAATCGCTGAACTTCTGATCCATGGAGTACGACGCAACGGCCGAGCCGACATTCACCCCCTCCTGAAACCCGCTTGCAGCAGTCTCAAGCCCGATTCCTGACAGAATCAGGTCACCGGATGGGGTGTCGTACAACAGCATTCCCCTATACCGGCAAACCCGCTCCAAGACGTCGTAAGCGCTTTCTCCTGCGATGATCACCACCTGTTCGATCGGTGCCCCTTGGTTCGTCCCCTCGGCCAAACTGGCCTTGATACCGAACGGCGCGCATAGCGTCTGGGCGATGTACAGCGCTGTGGCGTTGGTGAGCTGAAAGCCGTCGAACACGGCGGCGCAATCCACGATGTCCTGGCACTTTCCTCGCCCGATCAGCGTGACGGAATGCTGGCCATCGTTGAATGCCGGCACAAAGCGGTCGACCCAGCCGGTGGATACACGATCGCCTCCCAGGAAGACTTCGCAGTAATCCCCAGGCTGCACCTGCATATCTGGCCGTGTGGCGATGGGATAGCGATCGGTCATCTTCACCAGGAAGTCTGAGGGACAGCGCTCTACCCCTCTCGTAAAGCGCACCTCCTGCCAACCGCCGAGGAGCCTTGTGTTGGAAAGCTCAAAGCCGTTTCCCACGCGAGTAGACGTGGAAATGCGCAACGTCAGATCGTCACCTGTCATTTCGACAATGCCTCAAAAGCGGGTGGCATGAATGCCGGATGAATAGGGTTGACTTGGCGCACCAGTTCGCCAGCCCGAGCTGGATCTCGATATATTCGATTCGCCAGCACCAGTGAAGGCTGGGAGGCATTGAAGGAAAACACCCCCATCTCAGCCAGGTCGCCACCCCGCGACTGCAAATCGGCGACAACCGCCTTTCGAAGCTGCCGAAGCGCTTCATAACTGGTGTCGTCGCCGGTATCTCCCGCAATCAATATCTCGAAATCAAGGATCCCAACCACGTCAGTCTGCACCCTGGTGGCATCTTCCTGCGAGTACGGCTGATAGTCGGCCGCAGACTGCGCCAGCGCAGCAATTGCTACCCGGCGAAGATGAGCCGAGCACGCCACATTCGCCGTCTTGATGGCTTGCCCGATTGGCGACTCGGTCGACTCGCCTACAGGCTGGAAGGTCGCCAGACGGCCCAGCATCGCCATGCCGTCAGCAGGATCTACGGCAGTTGCAGCTACCGACTGCACAAACGCATTCGCCGCATCACCGTATGCTGTGGTGTCGCTTATGTTGGCCGCTGCCCGTTGTAAGGCCGCGCCGGCAGCAACCACAGCCGCACTGGCAGCCACGTTGGCGGCCAACAGATCAGCAGCCGAAGCGCCACCAGACGCCTTGCGGTTGGACGTCAAAAAGCCAGAATTGCCACCTCCGAACAGCCGCCCGAAGTTACCCCTTAGGCTGGACACCGCATTGAAGACCCGGCGAACGCTATTCACAATGCCGACGGCCGTCTGGTAGTAGCGCAAGGCAGTATTGACCGCCTGGCGGACAACCGCCGCCCCCTGCTTGATTGCCACCGCAACCTTCCGGGCCATATCCAGTAGGCTGCCCTTGCGGACTGCGTCCGCAGCCTTGGTCACTTGATCACCCGTCGATTCGCCGGCCTGCGGATACTTCCGTTCACCGCTGACGATAAGAGCCATCGTGAACTCGAAGACGCGACCCAGATCTTTACGCTCTTCCAGTTCCAGATCCAGGCACACCACGTTCGCGACATTCCCCAACGTCGGATGTACCAATGTCTTCGGGCCGGCCGTCTCGCAGACCGTCAGGAAGGCTTCCCGCTGACCGACCACGCCCCCACCACCGTATATGGCGCTGTCCTCGATGAGAAAGCCGTGGATCCGGAACTGCCTGGGCAGCTTCCCCTGATCCTCGGCCCACACCTCGTCCCGATATGGGTAGACATGGACGGCCTGGCGCCGTCCGGCGTGCAGGCGCGCCCCGTTCACGCCGAACGGAACGCCACCGTATGACGCTTGCTGCAGCGAAGCCTCCCAGCTACCGGCGCCAGGTCCAAGGAGGTCGCTGACGGCGTTTGCCGCGCCGCCAATACTGCCCGCGACCTTTACAACGTCAGAGATTTTCATGGCATGGCTCCCAGGCCCATTGAATAGTTCACGCGGGCCGACATTCCTGCGCCATCACCACTGGTTGCGTCAACGCGAGTTCCAGGCGGCGCCGAGACGTTGACTTGCAACGTCAGCTTTTGCAGAGATGCATCCAGCGCATCCTTCAGGCCATCAAACCCTGGACCATTGCCCATTCCAGGCGCACCCACGGCCGCTCCCGTCGCAACGTTGCCCGCTTGGCCGGAAGCCGCTGCGCCCCCTGTCATGGCTCCGAAGATCCGGTCCGCCATGATTCCGCGCTTGTACTTTTCCCCCTCTACGTCTTTTGGACGCTCGTGGTACTGGGACACGATGGCGGCGGCACGATTGGCGTCGGTCGCCCTCGACAAAAGGTCGCCAGCAACACGCTGCTGGCCTGGCCCGTTGCGCAGTTCCCAATCGAAGAACTTCAACTGGTCGTCCAGCGTGGAATCGCGAATATCGCGCTTGAACACTCGCTTGAAGTCCTCTTGACGGTCTGGGTGCCACTGGCCGATCCCATATGCCTTGCCACCATCCCCGACGCTGAAGGGGTTCCCGCCAGACTCCTGCAGAATGTTCGCGGCGATACCCGCGGCCTGCTCCTTGGTCCACCCCATACCCATGAACTTCTGGGCGATATCCAAAATCTTCGGATCGGTCGTGCCCCCGGGGGAATACTCTCCCGGCGTCAGGTAGCTCTTGCCCTGCGCCCGACGCGCACTTTCCAGCACCGCGGCCTCGCCGCCATTCAGATCCTTGCTGTAGAACAACGCGCCGGCGCCAACGGCATACGGGTTCAGGAATCGGGCGAGCCATGGCGCACGCGCAGCCGCCGCCCCCGCCCCAGCTGCGCCCGCGGCACCTGCGGCAGCCGTACCGCCTGCAGTCGCCTTAAGCGCAGCCGCCGCGGCCTCGGCAGCCGTTAGGCTGGCAACGAATGCCCCGACGGCAAGCCCCCACTCGGCCAGGGTGGCGACAAACTTGATGCCGACGATCCCTGCCAGCACATTGCCCCACCCGCCGAATGCGTCGGCAATCTTGTTCACGCGGTCGTACCAGGCCCCCCAGTCGACACTGGTAATCCACGTAGTCAACTTGCCCACCGCGTCGGCCAGCCGGTCCGCAATGTTCACGCGGTTCTCATCGAGCCAGGCGGTTAGCTTCTCGACCATAGGGGTCAACACAGGAATGAGCTTGTCCCCAATAGTGTTCGCCAGTGCCCCCGTGCTGCTCTTGAGGTCGTTGACCTTGTCATTGAACGCCGTGGCCCGTTGAATTGCCTCGTCGCCGAATACGTAGCCCTTGCGGCCGGCTTCGCTTCGATCTGCGTCGAATGTCCCGCGCTGGATCATGGGGAGCAACGCCCCCATACCGAGAGCGTCGGCTGCCGTTCGTTGGCCGGCAGGGTTCTTGACTTTCCCAAGCGCGGACAAGATGTCTTGCTGGGTTCGCTCATAGTCGATCTGTCCATCCTTGCCACGCGATATCCGCACGCCAAGGCGACTCATGAGCATCATTGCCTGCGGGTTGGCTCCGAACGCCGCCTCTCGGATGGTGTTTTGCGACGACAGCATGCTTTGGTCGAACTGCTCCGCCGTCACACCGGCTCGCTTGGCCGCGTAATGCCACGCCTGCAGCCGGCTTGTGGACATGCCGAGTTGCCGCGATGTCCTCTGAAGACTGGTGCCGAGGTCGCCCCACCGTTGCGCCAGCGCCCCTACCCCAGCGGCGCCGGCCAGTCCGACCAGCGCCGACATGCCGGGAATGATCGACGAGATGCGGTCGGCCGCGGTGCGCGCCCCTTGAGAAATCGAGTTCAGGCTGGTGGTGATCTTGCCCAACGCAGTGACGCCAGTTTTGCCGATGCTCGTCAGGCGCGTCGACATGCGTGTGGCGCGGTCACCGATTCGTGAGAACGAATTTCCGACCTTATCCCCCACCTTCGACGCGTTATCAATCGCAGATATGCGGAAAGCTAGTTCATTGGCCATTTTGTGCCTCCAGGCGTTCTGCCATGTCGTACCACCACCGCAGTTCGCTCAACCGCAGGCCGAGGACCTCTCGCGGCGGCCAGGCATAAAATTTCGCCGTTGCCGCAGCGATCAGTCCCCAGTCTGGCACTGGCCGGACTACTTTCCCGCAGTGTCGCCCTCGACGCCGTCGACGGCCTCGTCGCCGACTTCTTCCTCGGCCATGAACGAAGTCAGGTAGTTGGCCGCCTTGATGAAATCTCGCGCGCCTATGCGGTTGATGACCGCTAGCGGCAGCGTGGAGACCTTGGCGATCATCTTACGAAGGGCGTCGCCAGAATCCTTGGCGTTTTCCTTGTTGAATGCGAGGACCTCTTCCACCACCGGTTCGCGCAAGACCATTTCGGTGAAGGTTTCTGCGTCATTCCCCTGGCCCAGCGTGATGGCCTTGCGCAGGGTGATGGTCAGTTCTTCAGGAATTTCTTTCTTGGGCATGTCAGTTCGCAGTCTGTTCGGAGACGAGGGGACCTTCGAACTTGACATCGAAGGTGGCTTCGGTAGTGTCGACTTCCTGCGCATCAACGCAGGCCATGCTGCGGCCCACCACGGTCTTGCCGTTGGCGAGTTGCAGCACCACCGTCGCATTACGCATACGGTTGAAGTCGTAAACCGTCAGATCCCCAGCATCGCGGGCGGTGAAGGAAATCGAGCCAGCGACGGGCATCTCCTTGACCCCGTGATACCCGTCCTGGCCCACGAGGCTGGTGCGAGTGACAGTGGACGGGCTGTACTTCGCCGCCCCCTCCAGCATGTAGGAATTGCCGTCCACCGTGATTTGGGCGGTGCCGGCCAACAGATTCGCCATAATCGGCTCCTATAAATGAACACGCCGCCCGAGGGCGGCGCAATGCCACTACCGCGCGTACTTACGCGCTGGCGGCCTCGCTGGCCGGCACGATGTTGCTGAACTGCATGAGCAGGGCGAAGATGCGTAGCTGATTGATCAGAATCGCCGGATACAGCACGTCCACCCGGTTGGGATTGGTACGGTTCTGCTCCACGATCAGACCTTTGGCGAACACATCTGCACCCTGCACCCAGCCGCTGTCGTCCTGCATGGACTGATAGTCCGCTGTCAGGTCCGCACGGATGGTGCTCGGCGTCACGATGTTGGAGCCGGGCGCCGGGCGCGTGCCGTTTGCTGCCAGCTTCTTGCGGGCGTACTTGGACGTAACAACCAGCTTCAGGCGCCGCAGCACCGCCGCCAACGTGTTCATCGTCTCGACCTCCAGATAGCTGTTGTCCGGCTGTCCAAACGCGTTCAGCTGGTACGTCGTGATGAGGTTTTCGATTGCCACCGTACCGTCGTCCGCCACGGTGAAGGTGCTGATGCCCGTGTAGAGCAGCGTGTTGCGGTCGGTCAGTTGGAACCGCGATTCCAGCGGCGGCGGCAGGAAACTCGCCAGCGCAACCGTCTGCATCGGCTGGGCCGGATCTGCTCGGCACGATATCGCCGCCGCCGCCGTCAGATCGGCGGCGGCGATATCG